GTGAGTTCTTGAGGAGTATATAGTATATACTCCTCAAGAACTCACAGAAGAACAGGTATGGGAAGAAGTGGAAGAGTGGGTTAATGCTCTCGTAGAAGAAGGTTATGACTTAAGTGATTATACTTGGGATGAGATGTATGAGGCGTATTCTCAGTTAGATGAATATGCAGTACCCCTAATACAGGCAGGTCTGCGGGCGGCCCCTTATGTTTTACCTGCAATTGGAGCTGCTACTAAGTGGTTGCAGGGACAAGGACAATCAAAACCTAAAGAACCAGTTGATTACGGACAAGGTTCTTTTTCATCAACAAAGGACAAACCGGCACCTAAACCATCTTGGGAAAAGACTACAACAAGACCATCCGAAAGTAGTACCAGAATGCCAAGTCCGGCAAGACCACCCGAAAAGAAACCAACAGAAGAACAAAAAGCAGCAGCAAAAGCAGCAGCAGAAAAAAAACTAGCAGCAGAAAAACAATTAGCAGCACAAAGAGCAGCATCTGCCGAAAAGAAAGCGCAAGTGGCACAATCCAAACAACAAAAACCGCCAAAACCGGCCGCAAGTTTAGGTCTTAGAAAAGCAGCAAAAGGTGTTTTATCCACAGTTGGTCGTGTAGCTACAAGTGGTCCAGGAAAAACTTTATTAAAATATGGAGTTGGCGTTCCTTTAGTTGGGGGACTTGCTACTGGTGCTGCTGTCGATGTTAAACGAGCAGCAACAGGACAATCTAGTGCAGCACAAAGACTTAGTGGTGCCCTTCAAGGTGGGGCAGGAAATGTATTGAAAACTGTTGGAAGTGTTGGTGCAGCAATTCCTGGAGTAAAAAATACCGGTACTCCCCAAGAAATTCAACAAACTGGAGAATATCTCAAAAAAGCAGGAAAAGACACACAAAAAAAGGTTGATGTAAAACGTTATGTGGAACTAAACCAAAGTACCGATCTTTTAGATATTGTTAAAAACTATTTAATTGATAATAAGTACTCTAATGATGAAGAATCTGCGTTGAGTATTATAGAAAATATGAGTGATGAATGGATGGAAAATATTTTGGAAGCTCCGGAGTTAGGTAGTACAAACGCTCAAGGTAAATTTTATACCGGTCCAAAATATGGATATCAATCTTGGCAAACCGCATCTTCTAAAGGATTACTTCCAAGTGAAGTTTTAGGTTCTGAACCACCAAAAGCACGTTCAGCAGCATCATCCCCAAAACCAGAACCCCAAATAGGAAGTACAAACGCTCAAGGTAAATTCTATACCGGTCCAAAATATGGATATCAATCTTGGCAAACAGCAACTGCTAAAAGATTACTTCCAAGTGAATCTTTAGGTTCTGAACCACCTAAAAAAGCATCTTCTACTCCAGCAGCATCGGCACAACCTGCACCAGCAAAACCAGCACCTGCACCAGCACCTGCACCAGCAAAACCAGCACCTGCACCAGCAAAACCACTTGAAACACGAATGTCTTCTGTAACTGGAAAGCGTGAGTTTGTTGGAACTACTGCAGATGGAACTAAGTTTGAAAGAAGAGCGGCAACTGGTGCAGAATTAAGAGCGGCACAAGCAGCAAGGAAAGCAGCACTTGTTTCAAAACCAGAAGATAAAAAGGGTGCCGAAAAAGAGGCAGTTAAAGCAGGTGTTGGGGCATCAAGACCATCAGGAGCACCTTCTTCCGGTACTTCTACATCTTCATCACCAATACAAGCACCTAAACCAGCATCATCCACACCAGCACCTAAACCAGTTAAACTGCCAGTCGTGCCCTTCAAGGATTCCTATGAGTATGATGCTTATGACCTCGTGCTTGAGTATCTCCTCTCACAGGGTCACGCAGGCACCTTAGAAGAAGCAAATTATGTGATGCTTGAGATGAACGCTGAGATGATTGGTGATATTGTAGAAGTAATGACACCAGTACCGTCAGTTATACAATCATCTCCTAAAAATGATCCCAAACCATCAAAAGATAAAAAAGTACCACAAGAAACTGGTGTAACTGGAGATGGTAAAGGTGAACCTATGGATTATTGAAATCATAAAGACTAATTATTACAAAACCTTAACATAACTTAAAGCACCTCTTGACAAGGTGCTTTTTTGTCGCTATAATAGGTTTGTTGCTTTTGAGAACAGGGATCTTTAAGTACTTTAAGACACGTTGGAACTCTTAAGGACAATTTCATAAAGTCTCTCTACTTCGCTACTAAAGAACTTACCTTCAACATTTGTGTTGTAGTAATCTTCTCTTAAGATTACATCACGCTTGAATTGTTCCATCGTTTCATAATAACTCATAGATTTCTTATGAGGACATAGATACAATATTTCTCTAGAGAACTTATCTTGACCTAATAACTTTACATCTTCAATCAGTTCATCACAAGAACCAAAATAATCTCTCCAGGAACTTTCTTTAGTTTTTCTACGACCAGTTTTACGATCTTTTTGACGAGTCCAGAAGTTTTTCTTTCCAATATATTTTTTATCATTAGTTAGATTTGTAATGACATAAACAAATCCTTCCATACCTTTGGGTACATCGGTAAAGTCCTCTTTGTTATACTGCCAAGTCATATGATAAGTATTCCTAATCATAGTATGTAGGTAAAGAACTTGACACAGACCCACGGACCCATTATATTGGTACTGACCTTATCAAATAAGACCTTGGAAGTAGACAAAGAACTATTGGAAGAAACCCTCCGGTATTCTCATAACTGGGCTGTCAATAGGATTCACTCACTAAAAACATTTCACGAAAGTAAAAGTGTTGAAGATGCTAATTCAATTCTAGCGGAGTTTAGTGAATGGATTGATCCTGATATTGAAGATCACGATATTCTATCGTGTAAATACTTTGGATCTTGATTTTTATATTAATAATATAAATAACTAGAAACTATTCATATGAAGACGTTTCAAGAGTTTATTTTAGAAGCATTACTTGTTGAGAACGATCAGGAAGAATATGCTAATATTCGAGCAAAAATTAAAATGCTACAATCTAGAGGAAGACCTGGTGATGCTGAAGAGGTACAAAGACTTTCTATTAGAGCCCAGGAATTGGCAAAACGAATTAGAATTGCTGCTGAAGGTGGTGCAGCTCTGCAGCAAATCAGAGACAAACCAAGAAAACCATCAAATCCTAATTCAATAACTGGAGGAGGATACGCACAAACTGGTCGTAGAGGTAGAATCGGTCCTGATTCTCCAAGTTCAGTTGGAACCGTTTCTAATAGTAGAAGAAGAAGAGTTGTTAATATGAGTACTGGAAGGGATTTGGGCCCAGCAGATCCATCAGATGTGAGAATACAGGACAAATATACAAAAGGCACCTATGGTGGTCGTGGAACTGGAGAGTCTAGTTCTGGTGGAAAAATTGGAAGATAAGTCTTGACAAAACCTAAATAATCACATATAATGTCTCAAACCCACTTTTAAAGGTGGGTTTTTTCATAATGAGTCTTTGACTTGAAACCTAGAGCCGTGGAAGGTGCCACCTGAGAGGGTTGGTGTACCCCCCTTCTAAACGGATGCCGAATTCAATTAAACTAAATGCTTAAAAACCTAACAAATGTGACCGTAGCTCTTTTAGGTGCGGTTGCAACATCAGCGGCAATACTGCCAACACCGAGTATGGCAACATCTTCAGTACAACCACCATTTGCAATTGTTCCAGAAGCGCCTACTCAAGAGACAGAAACCAAAGAGGTTGTTCCGGAACCTAAAGTAAAACGATTAGTTTGTAAAGGATGTAATCATAATGAATCACGAACTCTGGAGTTTCTCCAGGATCGTGGAGTTACTGACAAAAATGCCCTAGCGACCATTATGGGTAATATTCGCCAAGAATCCACTTTCACTCCAAACATTTGTGAAGGAGGTGCCCGAGTGCCTTATCACGCTTGTAGAAGTGGTGGATTTGGATTGATTCAGTGGACGAATGCTCCAAGGTATAAAGGACTAGGGTATCATGCTGCTCGTATTGGTGCTAATCCTTCCGCACTTGATACACAACTTGATTATATGTTGTATGAAGGTGATTGGAAGATGATTGAACCTTATATGAAAACTCCCGGCAAGACCATTCATCAATATATGAAACTTGCTAGAAAGTGGATACGCTGGGGGCATCATGGGGCTAGAACTGACTATGCTTATAATTATTCAAAGAGACTGATTGCTACTGAAGTTAGTTCCTAAGATAATACCAAGAGGGTTTAACCAACCCTCTTTTTTTTATAAATAACTAAAAAGTAATTGTAAGTATATGGATTTACAAGAACTTTATGATATTCCAATTGATATACAACCCAAAGGAACTCCATTTGGTACAAAGATTAAGATACAAGAAAACGGAGAAATTATACCAACACTTACTCTTGATACTAAAAAAATGAGAGAACAGAAGAAAATAGATGCCAAACAAATATTAGATGATGCTCTGGAACTGTCTCTTATACACATCTGACGCTGCCGACGACTCCTTACGTGT